ATTCAATTGCTAATATTTCTACTTTGAGCAGATTAGTAACAGAGAATGATTATAAAAATATCAATGTTGTTGTACCAGGTTCTCCAATTGCACAAAATTCATTACCTGTACTAAAACGATCTGATTTACAAGTTAATGAAATTGAGTTATTCAGCGGTATTCTTTTCGGAACAGGGGTTGAGGAAATTGATAACTTGGTTCCTACTCGTAATGCAGTATGGGAAGTTCCATCAACTCAAACCACAATACCAAGAGATGCAGAAATTCAAATTGGAGATAATACTTATTACTCTATGTTTGAAATTTCAATTGATACTCATAATACAGTTGGGCAATACGAGTATATACTTTACGAACTCGAACTGTTACCCGCATTGGAAACTAGTTTTGGTGAGACATATGATCTTTATTGTGATAACTTGGAAATTATAAGAGACGGAACAAAAGGTATATTCAAGCTGCATTATAAATCTACTGAACCTGATGCTGATTTGGCAACATGCACAATGGTTATTCAGTCAAGTGGATCCACTAAACCAATGATCAATGATGCTACAGCGGGATATTTTATTTATACATTTGATCCTTATACAGATATTCCACTTGGAGAACAAACATATAACTTTACGATTAAAGATCCAAGTTCAAATGATATTGCCAAATATTCAAACAAAATGACCTTCAGAGCTGATTTGAGTACATTCATGAGGTCAAATGTTGAGCTGTATGATAGTACAACTGTCATTGTATTTGATGTCCCTGTAATAGAGAAGGACTATTATGATAGTATTAATCAAAGAGACTTTGAACTACAAGTTATGCAAACACTTATTAGCACATTAGATCTAAGCGATGCTAAAATGTTGACAGACTTTACAAATATAAAATTTACAAATACAGATGGTTTGTTGGAAAATATGAAATTGAATGTTGCAACCGTATCTCCTGTGTTGGATATTGTTACAGCTTTTCCGGTTGGATGTACTGAAAATGACAGATATATTTATGCTCCAGTAATAGGGAATGTTGCTCACCAAGACAATATTATAAAATGCTCTGATTCAACTGCAGGAATCTGGTTATTTGAAGAACCTGTAGCTGATGCTATTGCTTATGTTACAAGTAAAGGCGAAAATTATATTTATTCAGAACGTGGATGGATTCCATTACCTGATTATACAATGCCATTAGAAATAGAAATTGAGGTATTTAGATCAACATCATTTAGTGGAACTGTCGTTGCATTGATCAATACAGTTCGTGAAACAATATATGCTGCCTTTGTTAGCAGATTTGGTACAAACACAGAAATTTATAGATCAGAAATTATAGATATCGTACAGAATATTGATGGTGTTAGTCATTGTCGTTTAAGAAAACCAGAGACAAGTATTTTCTTTAATTTCCAATTGAAAGAATTAACACAAGATCAATTACTAAGATATGGCCCCGAATATGTTTTCTTTAAAGAAAATTCTATAACAGTTAGGGTAATATAATATGGAACAATTGTTAGCAAAAGCAAAAATAAAAGATGGTCCTCTTAAATCTGCTATTTCTCGAATCATTGCTAAAAATTTAGGTTCATTATCCGAACCGTGTTTTTACCCTGAAATGAAAAAGACATATTATGATCTGTTAAAATTAACAGGTCTTACAGAGAAGGATATTAAGGAATTTAAGAAAAGACGTTGGCATGGAAAGAAAGAAGCTAAATTTGCTACTAACATGAATGATATTGCAAATTTTTATGTTTTTCTGCTTCAATATTATCTATCTAAAAGAGATAGACAGATGTATAATTATGTTATGGTTATGTATATTATTAGACATTACGCTTACCTCATGCATAAACATTTTAAATACTGTAATCCTGATGTGTTTAAATATGCCCTTGAGACTTTAACCAAAACACATTTGTTTGCAAGAGAAAAAACAATTTCTAATGCTCTATATTATATGTCTCAAGAAATGACAAGACGTTGGACAACAGCATTAACAAAAGGTGATCTTGATGCCATCGGAATGTTTATGAGAGAAAGTCGCCACCGTGTATCACAAAGTATTAAGAGTTTTGCACAAACATATTATAAGGTATCAGAAGAAGGAGTTGGAATAAAAACAGGAGAAAGTCCAACTGACGATGATGATGGAAATGAATATCAAGAGCAAACTCAAGCAAAATCAACTAAGCTAATTGATGATATAACACAAAAGATTACTGTGTATAGATATGTTGATAGAAAGGCGCAAGAAGAAGCAAGAAAAATATCAAAAATAAATGCTTCGCTTGCGACACAAATTATTTCTAAATTGAATAATACAAAACACTCTGATAAAATTAGATTGATTCTCAAATTGTATGTAAAAGATTTAACTAATGCAAAGCAAATTTGCGGAAAAGAATATGAAAAATACATTCGACAGTTAATGAATATTAAAAGAACTAAACTCAAAATATACTTTAAACAACAAGTAAATTTATTATTGATAGACCTTTTGAAAGAGTTTGGTTATTCAACAAAATATTCTAAGCTGACTTCCCAAACTCAATTCCTAATCAATTTATTTCTCGCCTACTATCTAACGCTGATTTTACGAAGTACAGTTTGTAAATTAAGCTAAAATGTTATTAATGAAGTCTTGATTAGATGCAGCAACCAATGAAGCCTCCCTTGCTTTTTCTAATGTAGTAACCCTATCTGTAACTTCCTTTTCTAAAACTGTAGGAGATGATCTTTTTCTTGCCGCTGCATTTTTTGCTAAAGCTAATTCAACAGCATTAGCAGCACCTGGATCAAAGTTTGGCAACGCTGAAATTTTAACAACTCCGTCTTGTTGTGATACAGCTGCTGAATTACTTGATGCTAATCTCATCGCACTTCTTTTATATATACCCTTTTTTTCCATATCCAATAGGCTTTGAAGATAATTATTTACTGTCGGTCTTTGTGCCTGAAATGTTGCATTTTCTTCCAATACCATTGTACTATACAAACTTGTAATATCAATTCTTACATCAACCATAGCCAAACTTTGTCTGTATGATATTTGTTGTTGATCTCCACCCTTTACAACAGTTACATTTGTAATAACCGCAGGATCTAAATTATAAATACCATCAGATTTAATTTTATGAAAGAATGGCCAATTAAAAGTTTTACCATCATCTGATCTTGGAATTGACAAACATAAAATGGCAGCAAGAGGCCCAACGATATGTCTTTTTGTTGAGTTAAAGCTTCCTGGATTTGGATTGTATAATCTTATTGTTGCTGTATATGATGGAGTATATCCACTGTTTCTCCATATTTGAGGAAAGTCTACTCTATACCCTCCCATCATTTTATCAATCATTCCAGCAGCACCACCAAGAAAAGAATTTCCTTGCATAGAGGATTTCAAATTTTGCAGAGCTTGCCCTGTTGCTTCAAATCCGGCTCCGGCTCCACTGATAATATCTCCTACTACACCTCCCTGCCCTTCACCAATATTTTTAAATGCGCCTCCAAGTTTCTTAGTTGCACCTGTGAATGTTTTTGATCCTGTCATTTGGACAACCTGTTGCATACCTTGTGACGCAACATCTGTAAATTTTTGTAGAAATGTTTCTCCATATTCATTTGAAAATGTATCTACAGGAAAGTTATCAGCAATAAAAGCGAATCTGAGTCTGTCTTCAGATAATTGAAAACCGAGAGAATTTAAAATATTTTTGTATGTTTGCCAATCGTCAGTGACTTTGAACAAAGATAATCCAGATTCAAAATTTGGTTTGCCAGGAGTTATTTCCATAATAGGCATACTATTAATAATCGCTGTATCACTCACATGTGATTGTGGCGGCATACCAAATGCTCCGTTAAATGGGACAAGTTTCATTTATCATATCTCCTTAATGTGATGCCTGTAGTAGCATTGGTACTGCAATAGATGTTGTTCTTCTTTCAGCACTTTGTCTATTTCCGGGTGCAACATTATTTGTGTGAACATTAGTATTGTTGCTGGTTATGACATTAGTACTTTGTTGTATTGCATTGACTTGTGCTTTTCCTTGATCTTTCATTGCTTTCTGACTATTTATTAATTGATCTGTAACCATTTGCTGTTCTTGTACTACTTTTTTAGCTGCTTGATCAGCTATATTTTTCATTTCTTTTTTATTTTTTGGTGGAATTTCTTTTGGTTTCGTTTGAGCATGTGCTGATAAAAGAAGATCTACAGATTTGGGTGATTTTGTACTTTCTAAAGCTTTTTCAAGATTTTTAGAAAGGTCACCAGTACTTACATCCTTTGAAAATTTCTTAGCCCATCTATATGCTTTTCCAACAATATTATCTTGACCACTTAACCACTCATCAAGCATTTGCCCAATTTCTTTAAATCCTTTAATTAGATTTGGAATGGGAAAGAAGAAATCCTTAATACCATCTTTAATTCGTTCTACCCAATCACCTGAGAATAAACTACTAATTGAATTTCCTATGGTAGTTCCAATACCTTTTATAGAATCCCAAATCATACTCATTGCATTTTTAAAGGCATTCCATATAGGTGCAAGAACACTAGAGTCGCCCAACCACTTATCAACTTTTTCATATAATTTTGCACCTAAGAATTTGGTTATAATCCAAACGCTTCTTATTCCTTCTTCTATAAAATCAAATGGCCACTTAACAACTGTCCATATAGCTTCTGCCATGTCTACAATGCCCGATAAGGACTCCTTAATTGCAAAAGATAATTTTTTACCTCCAACAAAACCTAACATACCTCCCGCAACTGCTCCTATTGCACCACCTATTGCAACGCCTATCGGGCCACCAACAATTCCAATTGCGGCTCCGATACCAGCACCTTTGGCAGCTCCCCAAGCAGCTCCTTTTCCCCCTGAGTCTGTTCCACCAAGAAATGCTGCAAAAGATCGTGTTAAAATACCTTGAGCAAATCCTTCTGGATTTCTTATAGCTTGTATTACATCATATATTGACATTACTCCGCCAATAAGAGCTCCAGCACCAGCTCCAAGAACTGCTCCTCCAGCACCCATTACTGTTGTACCTGCCATTTGAGCAACACCGCCAACACCTCCGGCAGCATATGCTGTTTTCGTTGCTGTCGCAGCACCACCCAACATACCACCGGCTTTGGTGAGCATACTTCCAGTCTTAGTAAGTACAAACATTCCAATCCATTTTGCTATATTGAGAATCGGGGTTACTATTTTCATAATACCACCACCGATTTTTGAAAAGAAACCCAAAATGATAGGGATCCAACCTTTAAGTCCTTGACCCATCTTTTTAAATTTGGCTTTTAATCCTTCCATTCCTTCTGATTGTTTTTTTCCATAACCTTTAATTTTTTGCCAGATACCAACTTTCTCTTTGTCACTTTTTTTATCTTCTTTGTATTTCTTTTCAGAAAATTCTGCTGTTGCAGAAATATTCTCAGCCATACTTGGAGAATGTGGGCCTTCTCTTTTCTCTTGATCCTCTTTCATGCTTCTCATTTTTTCAATGTTGTCGGATATCTTTTCCCACAACCCTTGAATTTTATCTTTCCCTCTTTTTCCAAAACGCTCAGCACGTTTTCTTACAGCTCGGGCTTTGAACTCTGCATCGAATTTAGCATTTGCTAATTTTTCTTCTGCATCCTCAAAATAAGTATTTCCACCACCAGCTCTTTCCTGAATTTTGCCACGGATATTTTCTTTTGTTATACCCATGTTTCTCAGAATTGCCATTGGACTTAATAAATCACTAAAACTTGTTATACCTGCTTCTGATAAAGCACTTCTGTCTAAATCTAATCTGTCAACAAATGTATTGAATAAACCTTCTTTTCCTCCAGGTTCAATACTTCTACTTGTCATGAACTCTTTGATTTGACCAAAGAGAGTATATGTTTTAGACGATGTAGGAGATACTTTTTCTCCAACTAATGCTTCAGCGGAAACATTTGTAAATT